AAACTTTATCTCCTGAACTACCAGATGAAATATCTCTTAACACTACAACAGATGATGCTACACCATTTGCTTGGATGTAAGTTACTCTGCAAGGTCCTATGTTAACAGAACCACCAGAAATAGTTTTTACCTGTCCTGTGCTAGCTATATTTGTAAACTTCTGATCTGAACTCATATTTTTCTCCGTTATTGGTGTGGGTGGGTATTGAGATCAAAAAGTCTCAAAGTTTCCCACCCACATATCTATTAACTATTTGCAAAAGGTGTTGCTTCGGTACCTGTACCGATTAACACAGCTTCTACTAAATATACGTTGTCCTCAAGTGCCGTGATAGTAACTGTACTACCTTTGTCGCCACCTGTAGTTCCACCGTTCATGCTTATAACATCGTTAGCTGATGCTGGAACAAACGTACTGTTAGTACCGTCTGCTACGTTTACGATAGTTGCGTGACCAACAAATTTGTCAGTTCCGTCTGTTTTAATATCGCAGTCCGTACAATCTGTGCCTACAAAAAATTTGTAAACAGCACCTAAGTGACTATTCACGTTAGGGTCATCTTGTCCAGCAGAAGCACCTTTGCTATCTGCTTTAATTGTTGGAAGTGTAATAGCACCATCAGCATCATTTACTTTAATAACTTTACCTGCGTGAGCAGCGAAAGTTAAAGTAGT